GTTACACTTCTCCGTTATCTCCGGAGGGGGTAAAACGTGAGCTTCCACTGGGTGCCGCCCGTGGTGGAGCTCGGTTTTGCCTGCGTGTCTCAGCTGGTCGGGGTCGTCGTTTCATCTGCCGGGCCAAGTCCCTCAGGTCTTGCATCTGGTCTTGATCTGGTCCTCGTCCTCCATTTTCTGCGAAGATCTCGACTACCGCTTGGTAGAATTCCTCTGGTGCAGGTTCTTGGTGGGGAAGTCCGTAGACACTGTTGGCTAGGCGTCTGATTTTGTCCATGTCCGTGGGTCTTGTTATTGGTTTTCGCACGTAGTCCTCGTACTCGTCTCGTGGGTCTGGGACGCGCCCTGTGATGACGTAGTACTTGAACTGGCCTGGTGATGGACCGCGGTATCCATTCTCCGCGATCCAGTCTGGGGAGGCAAAGTCTGCTCCTGCTTTCACTGCATCTAGTGAGATCCGGACGGCTTTTGCCTCCTGTGCCGTGTGCTGGTCGGGTCCTTTTGGCTTCTCTTGGTGTTTTGGTGGTGTGCTGATGAGTTTGCCAAATTTGACTGCTTCAGGGTCCTCTTTTGACCATTCATACATGTGGTCGGTGAGCCCGTTCTTCCTGGTCCAGGACATCAGCTTGAGAAGTTTGAAGACTTCGGCGTCTTTCACCTCTTTTGCTCTGGCCATGGTGGCGTGCAGCAGCTTCTGCAGCTCTTCATCCATCCCTGATGCAGTTGTTCTCATTAGTTCCCCCAGGTACTTGATCCTCCTGCTGGCGCCTTGTGCTTTCTGCACTGGTAGTGCTCCGCTCTGGATCAGGTGTGAGGCGAGAGATGTGTTTGCCACCACCTCATCGACTCCTGGTTGACAGCCAACGAGTGGCAGCCCATGTTCATGGGCGGCGATGGCTTTGATGTCTACACCGCAGATGGGGACGATGGTTTCCTCGTCGTTTGCGATCTCTCCAGTGAACACCATTCTGGGTACGCCCTTGTCGATGTCGTTGACAAGGAGCGACAGGCCCAGCTGGCAGGATGGTCCCATCGCAGGGCCAGCGAAGACTTTCTCCACCACGATGTTTCCGTTCTTCTTGATCTCTTTGAGAGGCAGGGCGGTGTAGCATATGTCGTCACCTTCGAATGGAATGTCTTCTCCTATGCCCCAGACACATCCGGTGTCGTTTTTGAAGTGGGACAGGACCTGCTGGTTTGGGTCAAGAAGTTCTGGGTATGCTCCTGGGATGATTACCAGAAGGGACCCAAAGGCCTCACCAGGTGCACTCTCCACTGTGTGCACTACAGGTATGATGACTCCTTTCGTTGGTGGAGGAAGTTCCATCTCCTCATAGTTGTTTGACTCCAGCCGGTCTTTGAGGTTGCGTGAGAACCTCCCAGTGTCTGTGCCGCTGGCCCAGGAGTCCATTACGTCAGTGTAGCGTCCTCCTGCTGCATGTGTTAGGTAGCGGCCTCCGGCTGCGTTGGTCTTGGTCAGGTCTCCGATGAATTGGTCGGCGGCTCCGATGAGTGGTGCCGCCATGGGGAAGAGTGTTGACAGCACTGGTGCTGCCACCTTCCGGATGCCTCTCACAATGTCTCTCCACCCCCAGGCTTTTGAGGTTGGGAGGTCACTTGAGAAGTCTGTGATCTCATTGAAGGCTCTTGTTCTCTCCTTGTACTCCTCGGTTCTCCAGACTGTTCTGATGTCTAGCTCCTCTCGGTGGGACAGGATCATCTTGGCGTAGTTGAGACCTTCAGGGTCATACTTGCCATATTTCGTGACCATGTTCTTCAGGAGTTCGGGGTTTGGGATCAGCTCGTAGTTTGACACTCCAGCTACCGTCAGGATCGACTGGGGGGTCATCTTCTCGTAGGCCACCAGGGTGATTGGCCTGAGCACTCCAGGTACGTTGCCGTTTCCTGATGAGAATGAGACGGATGAGGGCCCCAGGGGTCCAAGCGTTGCTGCATTGCCGATAGCTGTCTGCTGGTTGATTTTGTAGGACAGCTTGACCCTGGTGATGGGTTTTGTGATTGTCTCTGTTGGGATTGACTGTGTGAATTTGACTGAGACCCCCCTGTAGTTGTCGGTTGTGGCCAGCGTAGAGCTGGTTATTGACACGACGGGGACGTTGTTGTCTAAGCCGAGGAAGTCGAGCTGGAAGTCGTACTTCGTGTCATTCGGGGGGTCTTGTTCCAGTCTGAAGCTGATGTCGCCGGTCACTGTGGTTGAGTTCACAATGTCGGCGTTCCCTTCATAGATTGTTGTGAGGGTCCCAGTCGCTGGTACTGTGGGGAGGCGTGCGGATGGGAGGTCGATTTCGTACCTTCGTGGTGCAATTGCAGCTGTGCACCTCATCCGGGCGCCGTTCATTGACTGGGGCCCTTGTGGGGTCTCGTCCTCCAGGCGGACGTATGGCTTGTCGAACCCTGTTGGTAGGTTTAGGACTGTCACTCCTTTGGTGACTAGCTGGTTGTTCACTTTGTCCTGGGGGTTCGTGGTGAGGGACATCAGACTGTTGTAGGAGAAGCTCTCCACTTCAGACAGACTTCCTTCGAAGGTCGCGGCGTTCAGGGTCCCATTCAGGGCATACAGACCAGCGGGTAGGGTTGAGCTCTGGACGTCGTATTTCCGTGAGATCAGCCTCCCGTAGTTGAATGCCTTCTTCAGGTCCTGTGATGTTTCCAGCCACTGGTCGAATTCCAGTTCCGTCTGGTTCTGATTCCACTTGTAGTGGGCACCGACTCTGGATCCAGGAGCTCCAGGGAAGCAGACAAGAAGCCCACTTCCGGAGTCTGAGACCTCTAAGTTGTATGACGAGGTCTCTTGTTTTAGTATGTGTCTCTCTGTTATGTCGTCCGGAATGCTTGCTGGACCATTCTCGGGAAGCATAATGGATCTCAAGTAAGTTGCGGTTGCCTTTGTTGTGTTCATGATTCATGTAGATGGAATTGTAGGTTGTTTGTTAGAAAGGGCTTTCGCCATCGACG